CTTCGTCACGATCTCCTCGAAGCCCTTCACCGCCAGATCCTCGATCGCCCTGATCCGCTCCCGCTCCTGCTTTGCCCCTTCCGTTCGGGCCTGGTTCCTGATTTCTTCCAGGAGCTGGGGATACTGTTTTTCCAGCTCTTCCAGGTTCATTACCGCTCCTCCTTCCGGTTCGATCGTTTCGCCACCTCCGCGCCTTTCGGCTCGAGCGGCCGGCAAGGCCGCCACTTTCTTTTTCATCTCCTCCGTCTGCTTGAGCGATTCCAGGGAAAGCCTGGCCTCGCCAATATCGGACTTGACCACCAGCTGCCGACCGCGAACCAATGCCGCGATCCGCCCCTCACCTTCGATCTCGTCGATGAAACCCCAGTCCAGGGCATCCTGGGCCGTCAACCAGGTCTCGGCTTCCATGAGCTCGATGATGTCGTCACGCTCCAGTCCCGTCTTGTCCTGATAGGCGGAAACGATCGTCTCCTTGATGGTGTCGAGGATCTCCGCTTCCTTTCGCAAGTCCTCTGCATCGCCGATGGCAAGGCCCCAGGGGTTGTGGACCATCATGAGCGCGTTTTTCGGCATGATGACCCTGTCTCCCGCCATGGCGACGACGCTCGCGATGGATGCGGCGAGACCGTCCACGTACACCGTCACCGTCGCCGGATGCCGCTTGAGCGTCGAATAAATGGCCTGGCCGGCGAAAACGTATCCGCCGGGGGAGTTGATCCGTACCCGGATCTCCCGGACGTCACCGAGCTTTTTCAGTTCTTCGGCGAACTCCTTCGCGCCCACGTCGCCCCAAAGTTCGTCCTCGTCGATCACCCCATACAGAAGCAGTTCCGCCACTCCGTCTTCCTGCGCCCTGAAATTCCAGAAACGTTTCGACATTTCCTCCCTCCCTCCAGCCGCATATGTTCGAGCGGGGCCATCTTCGCCCCTTTCCTTACGCCGTCGTGGTGTCGCCTTCGGTGGCATCGTCATCCCTCTCTTCCGGCATCGGCTCGGAGGGTCCGAATCCCGCCTCCCGCCGCATTCGTTCCTCCTTGACGCGCTGCGCATGGAAGGCCTCCCAGTCGCCGCCGGTCATTTCGGCCGTTTCCCGGGCTCGAGTGCTGAAGCCTTCATCGACGCGGATCTTCGCGGCCTTGGCCTCTTTCAGCGGATCCAACTGCCCCTGGGTCGGTCCGTGCCAGTCCGCCCGCGTATAGGCCCACCGAACCAAAGGATCATCAAAAAAGCCCGGGGCTTCGAGATACCCCCGGGCTACCGCTTCGGTGACGAATTCTTCGTAGATCGGCTGGCATTTCATGGCCGCAAGCCAGGCCCTCCGGACCTTGAAGAACTTCCAGGCCTCCAGGAGCGCACCCCTCGAGGCCGAGTAGCTGGACGAAAAATGCTTGATCAGGACCTCGTAGGGCAGATCCAGGGCGGCTCCGACCTGCCGGCAGATCGAGGCCACGAAGCTATCGAAATTCGAGTTCGGCCGGCTCGGGCTCGCCGTGGTGACGTCCTCCCCGGGGGCGAGCCCCACGACGGACCCGTTGCCGAGTTCTATCGTGGTCGCATCGTCGGCATCCACCTGGTCTTCCAGTGGGATCGCCTCGCCGAGAGATTCCGCACCCGGAGCGGGCGTCTTGACGAAAACCGTAAAGTACCCGCTCACCACGGCCGCGACAAGTTCCGCTTCCTTGTACCTGCTGAGCTGTTTCAGGTCACCGATCACCGGCGCCAGGACGGGAACCCCGCGGCGCTGCTCGATGCGCTCCGGATCGATGAGGTGCAGGATATTCCGCCTTCCCGAATCCTTTCCGAAGGCCTCCAGCCGTTCGTATTTGATCTGTCCCGTCCCGCTTCCTGCGGGATGCCGGTTCGCGATCCAGTAGGCTCGAGGGCACCCGTTCTTATCGACTTCGACGCCACCGAGCACGTCCGAATCCTTCGGCTTCGGTGAAGGGTCGCCGACCCGGTCCGATTCGATCAGGCGGACACGAAGGTCGAAGAGGCTCCCGTCCCTGGGAATCATCGGCAGCAAGACGAAAGCGTCTCCGTTCATGAGCACCGAGAGCATGGCGAGACCCTGCAGCATCCCGAAGGTATGCATCCGCCGGATGTCGCATTCCGTCGATCCGGCCCAGTAGGTCCAGAGCTCCTCGACGCGGCGCTCCCATTCGCTCTTTTTGTCCTCCGAAAGGCCGAGAATGTCGTTTCGGATCATGGCGTTCGGGACCAGCCCCGGACCGACGACGTTCGTCCGGATCGTCTTCAGGGCTCCCGTGGCGAGAGATTCCCCCATCCAGAGGTCCCGGGAACGTTCCCGGAGTTTTCCCAGATTCCTGACGATGTCGTCGTCGGGATCGCCCGCTTGTGTCCGCCACCCGCGGAGGATCTTTTTGGCCACGCTCGCCCCGTGCTGGTCGTAGCCCTTGTTCATGAACCGCCGTATCGTGCCCACACGAACCCTGGCAGCCAGGCGCTTTTCCTCGCGCTCCGGGGACACGATCCCGACCAGCCTGTCGACGATGCTCATCACAGATCCCTCGGAACGACGCGGAAGATTTTCGGACCGCTCTTTCGGCCGGCCGTAAGCCGGGCCACTTCGGCACGCCAGAAATTGATCCGGTCCCTGACGGTCTGCAGGTCCGCCCGCGTCAGCGAATAGCCGTTCATGTTGTACGACTGGCCCGTCGCAAGGGCCCGCTCGGCCGCAAGCCAATCGTCCAGGTGTTGCCGTGCCTCTGTCAGTGTCCACTCGGCCATGTTCTCACCCCTAACCGATACCCTTGCTGATAACTCTGCGGCGCCGGCCCACGTGCATCCGCTGCGCCGTCATCGGAGAGTTCTGGACATACCGCTGTGCCTTCGGCCCGCTTTTGACCAGCTTCTCAAGATCGGGATTGAAGATTTCCAGGGCCCCCGTCGCGTAGATTCGACAATCCAGAGGCTCGTTCCGTATCCCGGAGCTCCTCTTCACCCATTCGATGTATGGTCGCCCCTTCCTGTAGCGGAGCATCTTCTTTTCCGAGGTGATACCAAGATAGTAAGCTCTGTCGTGGCCTTTCTCATGCCCCCTCGGGAAATGGCAATAACCTGGACCAGGGTCATCGACGTTAAGCCGCGACCAGAAGAGCTCCTTTAGAGTATCCACACCAAGCGTGAAAAGAGCCGTCCGGTGTCGATTGTTTCGCGTCGGTTTTCCGACGATGGCCGGATTGCCCGGACCGCCCTTTCCCTTGATCGCGAAGATCCTCCGGTGCTCCCGTGCCTTGCAGAACCTGTAGACCTGGTCGGTAAAGTGACCGCCCGAGTCGATACACGTACAGGAAATCCCAATCTTGCCTCCAGAGGCGAAGGACCAATAACGAAGCAAAAACTCGTCCAGCTGCTCCCAGACTCCGTCCTGTCCTGGGTCTCCGTAGAAAGCCCGATACTCGATCGACCACGATTCTTTCCCGAGCCCCCAACCGACCACCTCGACCTCGAGCCGGTCGTCCTGGGTATCGACGCCGGCCGTCAGCACGAGGACCCTATCTGGAACATCCGCGCCATAATTTTCCTGACGGGTTCTCAAGGTTTCTTCCTCGACGACATCGCCTTCCTCTTCCCACGTCTCGCCGAGGACGGTATTCACCCACGTCTTGAGCCCTTCTGGACCGAGCCGCTTGGCTTCCCGAAACTCCGAAATGATTGTGCTCCAACGCTTCCATGGGGATGCCAGGGCGTTCAGGTGGAACCCTCGAACCGGGTGTTCCTTCCTCGCGATCCATTGCCCTTCCTGACGCTTCCATACGACTTCGCCGTGCCGTGCGCCGCAATGAACGCACTCGAGAGTCAGGTCCTCGAAATGCAGCTGCGCCCACGTCATTGGCTGATGCTTTCCGCAGGACGGACACGGCAGGCACCACTGCTCCTGCGTCGAGTTCTCGTAAGCCGCCTCGATCCTGGACATGCCGCGGACTCCGGGCGTACTGACGTATACCTTCTTGCGGTTCCAGAAGTTGGACGTCCGCCGCTCCGCGAGGCTCAACGGGTCGCCTTCGGATCCGGCCGAAACGGGGTATCTGTCGACTTCGTCGGCCAAGAGGATCCGAATCGGCCTGGATGCCAACGAAGCGGGCGAGTTTCCGCCGGCCATGGTGATATGCCCTCCCGGAAACTGCTTGTGCAAAAGGGTATTCCCCGAATCCCTGCTCCGTGGGTCCTTGACCTTCCCTTTCAACGCCGGCGTATCACGAAGCATGGGAGCCAGACGGTCCTTCGAAAAGGCCTCGGCCATTTCGAGCGTCGGCTGCAACAGCAGAATCGGTGCCGGGTCCTGGTCGATGTAGTAGCCGATGATGTTGAGGAGGATCTCCGTCTTCCCCACCTGGGCGGAGCTCATGACGACGATCGTCTCGGTGGCCGGATCGTTCATGGCGTCCATGATCTCACGCTGGTATGGCGCCCTGTTTGTTTTCCACCGTCCGGGTTCAGCGCTGGATTCGCTCGAAAGCCGACGCTCCCGGTCGGCCCACTGGGACACCGTCAGATCAGGCGGAGGCGCGACGACCTTAACGGCGCTTCTTACGAGCTCGCTCAGAGATCCGGTCCGGGTCATACTCGCTCAACTCCTGAAGCGCTTCGTAGATGGCATCCTTCAACGCCGTCTGCATTTCCTTCAGGTCCTCGATACCGAGGATCTGTGGAGAAAGCTTCGTAGGCACGGCAAGGATCCTTGCGCGAAAGTTCGAAAGCATCTCCGTCCAGACGTCTTCCACGTCTTCCGCCCGATGGAGTTCCCCGCGGTACTCTCGGACCTCGAGCTCCGTCTTGTCAGCCTGTGCCCTTCGTAACCTGGTGAGCTCTTTCTTGAGATCCTTGGGATCCACGGCGGCTTCCCTGGCCTTCTCCTGGAGGTGGGAAATGTAACTCCGCATGGCATCGCCCAGAACATATTTCCCCCTGGAGACCTGCGGGAAAACCCCGTTTTGCGTCAGTTGCCGGATGCGCCTGGTGGTGACGCCAAGAATTCCGGCCAGGTCTTTACTAGATATGATGCTGGTCTCGAAGCTGTCCATCTCACCACCCCAAAAACCGGAACCGGAAACGAATTTTCAGTCCCCCTGTGGCTAGAGGACCACCGCGGCTTTCGCCGACCCCTGGGCCGTGAAGCCTTGGAAGGACCCGTTTTACGTGTCTTTTATATACGCCCCGCGCTCCCACCCCTCGCATGTTGGGGCGTTCTCCCCTGGTCCCACCCTCAAAAGAGCCCCGCGGGGGAGGCGTTTCCCGCGGAGCTCTATCCTCAAGGGGGCCTTATACCCCAATACCATTAAATCATTCTCGGGCACAAGAAAACGGACAGAAATCGGACATCTTTTGTACACAACCACCCGAAACCATCTTCCCTTGGGTATTCTCGAACCAGGCGTCCTCCGAATGTCTTTCAATGATGTTCTAGGACATTCGCGCCGCGCATGCGGAAAGCCTTGGAACAGCTGACATTTCGGCATATCGGACGGAAGAAGCGCCTGTACAAAATCCAGGGTTATGAAATATTTTTCAAATCAGGCCATTTCGATTAAGGAGGAGAGCTGAAACACTATGGAGATAGTCGAGCCGATCCGCAAGAAATCTGACCTCGAGGACATCAAAAGAATATTAAAACGACGCAGCCTCAGGGACTACGCCATGTTCGTCCTGGGTATCAATTCAGGTTTGAGGATTTCGGATCTTTTAAGCCTCAAGGTTGAGGACGTCCTCGATCTCGGGAGCAGGCGACTGAAGATCTCGGACAGGATACGGATGCGGGAAAAGAAGACGGGGAAGGTGAAGGACTTCCCACTGAACACGCCGGCCAGGAGCGCCCTGGCGGAATACCTGAACACGCGTCGGCCTGATAAGGGAGATCCTTTATTTCCTTCCAGGAAGGGAACGGGACCGCTTACGACCAGGCAGGCGCATCGGATCCTGTCAGGTGCCGCGAAAGAGGCTGGGATACACGAGAGGATAGGAACACACACGATGCGAAAGACTTTCTGTTACCACGCCTACAAGAAAGGCGTGGACATCAGCAGGCTGCAGAAGCTGCTGAACCACGCTTCACAAACGGAAACACTTCGGTATATGGGGATTCTGAAGGATGATCTGGATCAGATCTATGTAATGCTGGAACTTTGATCACAAAGGAGATCAAGCCATTCATCCATATTTTGGTCTTTGTTCCAAAATCCTTTCGCCCATATTTCCAGACAAGCACGTTCAAAAATATTCAGGGCCCGTATTTTACCCAGCAAGGTCCCGCTATCGACCTTCCATTTTTCATCAAGGCCCTCTAACCTAATTCCGTCTTCTACCTGTATTTCCAAGTGTTGACCTGCCAAATCCGGAGTGAGGAATGTACCGTTAAAGACATCGATCAGAAGACTTAATTCCGCCCGACTGAATGTGTTCTTTAAAGAAAGCAAAATACGCTTATAGAGCAACGGGAACGCGTTCCCCATATATTCCATTCCGGCATTCAAACTAGAGAAAACCTCGGAATAGAATTTCGCGGATTGTTCGGCTATTCTGGGAGCAGTCGCTTTTTTTGACATTTATCGCACCTCCAATGCTAGACACTATTTTAGAATTTCTTTTAAGCATCGTCAAGCATTGCGGAGCAGAAACATTATCCCTATTCGCCTTCTACATATTCTTTAATCTTTTTGATAAGGATATCTGTCATATTGGTCTTGTCTCTGGCTACTTTTTCTTTGAACTTCCAAGCTAGACTTTCCGGACAGTTGATTATGATTTTTCTTGTTTTGCCTTTTTCTCTCATTCCGATCACTCCCACGCTCGCGAAAATTGATGATCCTTAAAAAGCTCCGGCAATCCGGCGTGTTGCTTGAAACGAAGGATCTCATCCGCATCCATGCCGAGCTCTTTGGCAACCTCTTCATCACTCCACCCGTCTCGTATTAATGATGCCACCAAGTCAATCATCGGCGTAACGCCATGAACGCCACGCGCCCTGTTATGCCGGATCGTTGCCGCCATACGGTTCTTACGGTCAGCCTGCTCACCTCTTACTATCGTTACGGGTACGTAACCCTTTAGGTGTTTTTTGACCACGTTGGATTCTTTAGCCACCCTGGTCCGGTGGAAACCATCAACGACGGTATAATGCTCATTCTCCTGGTACGCCACGACTGGTTGTGTAAACCCATCCATTTTGATACTGTGCTCTAAAAGCCTCATTTCAGGCGGAGCCACAGCATTAGGGTTATAGTCATTACCCTGCACTTGGTCGGCAGGGACCCATATCACACAATCCACAGGGTCCTCCCTGAACGGGCTGTGCTTGTGGAGCGTTTTTCGTATCCTGTTGACAGCCTCTATCTTGCTCTCTTGGTCAAGACTATCAAGCTGGTTGAAAACCCTTTCAGCTTCCGAGGCAATTTGGTCAACCAATGCCGAGAACAACGATTCAGTCATTTCAACACCTTCTTCATTACGTGGAATTTCCCGCGCATTTTAACAGTATGGAACCCTTTCTTCTCCAGGATCGGAGCTGATGTTGGGTTACCAAGTGCATTAATTACCGATACCCCAAATGATTTTTTTAGATCACTCTCTGCCAGATCAAGCATTTGCCGGTATAGCCCGTTCTTGCGGCAGTCTTCTCGCACCCAAGCATCGTAATATACACCTTCACCCTTTTTGTCTACGTCATAACTCCGGAACCCTACCACCTCGTCACCCCAATAGGCCACGATCCATTTCCTGCCAGGCTCGTTTTCCACCGGATACCCATCGAGCTCTTTGCGTATTTCCCGGCTCGCGAAGATATGCCCCATCTCGGCGTAAAACGCCTTCGTATCTTCCTCCGCCGTCATGTGATATATCCTATACCCCTTGTGCTCAGCTATCATTTTCACTATTCACGCCCCCCCTATAAATCTTTGTACTTTTCTTTCAGCGCTTCGAACTTTTCCTTCTCGCGCTTGTTCACCCCGAAGCAGAGCTTGGTGCAAAAGAAATCATTTTCCAAAAGCGCCCGGCACACCGTCCGCCAGGATTCCTTTTTAGGGTTGTCGTGCTCGTCATAGATGTCGCCTTCCGGAACACCAGCAGCTTCCAGCTCATCTCTCCTGTTATCCTGCCACCATTTTATTAGCACGTTTATCCGGCGCAGATAGTGAGCCCGTGCCTCAGGCGGGTACGTATCCAGCAGAAACATGGCGTAGTCTTTCCAGGTCTTGAAAGTCTTCGGCCGGATTATTTTGTTACCGCGTGCGAAAAGCCTTGTAAGCCCTGACAGTTTTCCGAAATTCACTCCACCGACCCGCTCGACCATCTTGCTCCACGTCTCCGGTTCAAGCGGGTGATACTTATCCAATCCTCGCCGTGCCTCCGGACCGTAGGGTTCGTTTATCCGCATTTCGTGCAGGGAGATTCCAAGCCAGTACATCCGGTCATAAATCTTGTTGTATGGGAGGTTGTTCTTGCCGATATAGGCCCAAATATCCTGCACCCGCCAGTCATAGATAGGGTATACGGCGACGGAGTTACCCTCCTTGCCCATAATCCGCGTCCAGCTCCAACCGTTATACCGAGTGGGCCGTTTCTTCTTGATAGCTCGGAACCGGTTCAGGCTTTCATCGGCACGAAGACCTACGAAGCACGCCAACTTATCCTCGCCGGCGAACCAGTTTTGGAATTCCGGCACGAACTCCTCGAAGAACATGCCGAAGCGATAGAACGGGAGTGCATCATAGTCCTTGATGACGTCCGGTCTTTCCGGCATTTTCCGCACCCACAGATCTCTTTTTTCAGGGTCCCACGACGTCCAAAGGGGTTCATGCATCGAACTCCCATTGTCTGTCGTAAGAGGCAGGCATATCCACCAGGCCCGAGTTTTCGCAGGATCTGCAAGCATCTCCTCTACGTGATCAATCGTGACCTGATACTGCGCCTCCCAGTCGATAAACAACACATCGATTGGCAGCCGGTCACGTCTTTCCGCCTCCCGTATAACGAGGTCGAGCATAACCGTGGAGTCCTTGCCACCTGAAAACGACACGAGCACCCGGTCAAATTCGTCAAAAATCTGTGATATGCGTCGCCTTGCGGCGGTTAAAACATCCTCAGTCAGGTATGTTTTACTCACAGTGATTTCACCAACTCGCGGAGTTTTTCTTTATTGCTCTTTTTCACCTTATCAACCTCCTTACGGAACATCGACAGCGTGTCTCCTTTTTTCATCAGGGCACTCTCTATCCGTTCATCAATACTATCCAGGCACCGTATCGAGATATACGTCACTGGTTCCCGCTGGCCTATCCTATGGCATCTGTCCTCGGCCTGGAGACGTTCTGAATACTTGAATCCATCGGCATAGAATATTGCGTATCTGGCCTCTGTGATGGTCAACCCATGGCCACCGCAGCTCTGGTTAGCCACTAAAAATCGTGTTCGCTTATCGTTCCGGAACCTGTCGAGCTCTTTGTTTCTGGCTTTGAGGTTGCCGCCGTGGAACTCGGCGACAGAACGCTTCCCATAAACCTCTTGTATTGCCTCTTTGATTTCTTTCACCGACAATTTATATTTCGTCCAGATTACGACCTTTTCGCCGGCTGGGATCGCCTGCAACGCGTCCATGCATGTTTCAACGCGCCTATGCTGGAAGGTTAACAGCTCCCCCTCTCGGTTCCAGAAGCCGCAAATGATTGATTGGAGCGTAGAAAAGAGCCTGAATATCACTATAGAGCTCCAATCATCCGGGTCGTATTCGAGCAGGATCTCATTCTTGGCCTGTTCATATACTCTTCGTTGTTCCGAAGTCATAAAAAAATACCGAGAATCAAAGAGTTTTGGGGGTAGATCCAGACACTCTCCCTTTGTTACCTGATACGTATAAGGTTTGATTTTGGCAGCTAAATACCCCGTATTGTGCGCCCTCGTGATCATTCCTTTGAATTTAGGATGATACTCAAGGTGATTTGTTGCAAAAGAATAAAAGCTGTTGTAGCCGAGGATTTTCGGGCTCAAAAATCTCATTTGTGCGAAAAGGTCTTGATATCC